CAAGGCTGCGCCTCGGCGTCCAGCCATACCAGCAGTCGCGCGCGAAATTGCTCGCTGGGCCGATCGACGGTTGTACTCTTCCTTATCGATTTTGCCATCACGAAGAAGCTTCTTGAATTTGTCCTCTCCTTGTTTGTTCATATTTTTCAGGGGATACTGAAAAAGTTTGTTGAAATATGAACCAGGCTCCCCGCAAGCCCGGCTTCAGTCCCCGGTAAAGGCCTTATTAGGCCACCCCGGCGTCGTTAGACGCCTCTCCTCCTATATCCGGTGGACCACGCTCCTTCCCTTTATGGGGTTTGCGTGTTCTTCCACCGACTTTCTTTTTCGCTTCCAAACCCTCAGACAACGGGGGGAGGGACTGCAAGAAGAGCTGGTCCATTCGCTCACTCCTGCGTAGCGCGCAGATATCGCCCTCGGACTTTATAAACTCCGGGCTTCCCCCTTCCTGCGACCAGGACACCCAGTCGGGAGTAGAGGGAAACACCGCATGGAGTCCATAAGGCTCTCGTATGGGGCCATTCTTGTTGATCCACGCACGTGCCGCCTCCTCATCGATGCCATCAACGAGGGGTATGGTCCGCCTATCCGCAAACAAGGTAAGGACGCGCTTGCGGCTACGCCTATCGCGTTTGCCGCCTAGCACGAACTGTTGTTGCGGATGGATTTTGGAAGTGCTCTTGCTGGTCCTGCATTCCGCCGCGGTGTGTGCTCCCGCCGGGTGTAGGGGGCATCGTTCATCCTTGGGGATGAAAACGTGCCCATCTATAACGACCGGAGCGGGAGCTGTGTCGACAGACTTTGAGTCGAGAAGTAGCGGGGTCGTCGACATGATATCAGCCAACGTACTACAACCGTCAATCCATCGCTTGAATCGGTCAACGTCCAACCCAAGGGTTTGGACGTAAGACTCCATCCACACGGCAGGGGAGTTAGGGAATTGATCTTCGCGGGGGTACCTTGCCCACCACGAGACGCAGCGTAGTAAATCGCCCTCAACACCGACGCCCCCTTTAATCTCAAGCACCTTTTTGGAAAGGGGCCCAACGATGGGAGTATACGGGTCAGTAAGAGCTACAGCTTCACACTTGGCTACCAGTTTGTCCACAGCGGTCACCCCATTAAGGTGGACCGTCGTGTGGAACTTAGACAACTGCCGTAACAAGTCACAACAGCTGTTGGTATCGCCGTAGAAAACATCTGGGCCATATCGCCTTGCCAAGAACTCCACGCCAGCATCTCCCCTATTGATGACCTCTTTCGTGAGAAGTTGTCCAAGGATGGATGCGGCTTTGGAATAGATGGTTGGATCTATGTCCGCCGTCAAGCCGTCGTCGCCGCCATACAAGCCCAAACGAGACCAGGCTTCAGCGGGCGTGAAAAATGCGCCGGCTGAGTCCCTACTCATCCGGAGGGCCAGAAAGGCTGTGAAGGCGTTGAGGAGTGTGTTGGCTCCTGATGTTTCTGGGCTGCCAGAATTTCTAGCAGAGCCAGTTGTATAGCGTTCACCGTGTGTGCTGATGCCTCGCAGTCCATGCTGCGACCGCATCAACTCGAGCAGATCGGATGTGTAGGCAGGTTTAAAGCAAGCCGTGATGGCAATCTCTTCAAACTGCCTCACTAACGGGCTAACCCGGCCGTCCATGCGGCTCATATCGGTGAGATTTACATGTTGCGTGGCTGATACGCATATGGCAGCCACGCGTTGAGCTATGACCTTCGGCGTGTGGCCGAAGGCATACCAAGAGAAAGTTTTCATGTGCGCTGAAAAGGCGTACATGTAGCGCGAGTACTCCATTTTGTCTTCCGGACATATGGTTGAAATGACTCGAGGGTCGGTTATCTTGCCGTACGACTCCTTCTTAAGGAAGGACTTGATCATGCGGAGTGGCTGTGTAGCCAACTCGGCGAGAGCAAGAAGATATCTCTGCGACGGGCGGTTCTGTCTCACATAAACCTCGTCGTGGTCAACGGGCACCAAGTTGGCGCCCGTCGAGACGAGGTCTGTGAACTCCAGCATCACCTTTCTGACAAACGGTGTCGTCTCGCTGATAGAGCATGCGACGTCCTTAATCCTGCCCTTTATGCCCTGTTTGTCATTCGACAAACACTGATCGAAGGCATATGATCCATCGACGAGTGGTGACATGAAAGCAACAAGGCTGGGCTTGGCGAACTCGTCATATGAGTGTGGGCGGAACTGGACCCTGTGAACAGCCGCGGTTACGACTGTATCAGGGACTATTCCAACACTCTGACGGTGATAGTTAGCCAGGACAACTGACGCGGCGTGATCATCAACATAACGTTGGACACTTGCCGGAGTAAGAGAAACGGAACTAGTCAATCCTAGTATGCGCGCTTGCGAGTCAACTTCAACTGGAACGGTCGCATGCGCGTACTCATTGACCATACCGGTAGACCGGTAGAAGCCTGACTCTGTGGAAACGTCTAACCGTAGATACTTCCCCTCAACCACCGCCAACCGCTCCACCTTCCTGCCTTTGAGGAACTTCAGCAGGAGCGCGAAAGGTCCCTGCCAGTGTCCCATAGGGGCATAGAGGATGGAGCTACGGTGCTTGGCGACACGCCGGACTTCTACATTATACGCCGTGGTTCGGGTCCACAGCAAAGAGAAAATCCAGTCGAAAACAGAGTCCCACTCGACGTCAAGGGTCGAAATGAGCGCACTGTCTCCGCTGTGATTCCACAGGCGGTGCTTATAAGCAGCACCTCCTGAGACGTCATAGCGGATATTATTGTGTTCATCAAATGTAAACTTGAAGTCGCCTTCAGTTTCGCACACCGCTTCAGGAACGATGGTGTAAACGTAGACGGGCATCTGGACTGTAGCCAGCAGTTGGTTGATGTCAATATAATAATCAGTGTCAATGAGGATAAGCAACGCGTTGTCAGGCGGGTCGAAATCCTCTGGGGTTGTTGTTAGGTCCTTGCACCAATAGTATGACCGGGAACCGGCCATGCAATGGCGTTCATTAGCTCGAGAGCGTTGAATGAAGTAAGGGATTAAGCCCAGCGAGCGTGCGACCAACTCGGCATGGGTCGTTGCAGCAGTGCGTGCTGCCGCTGACTCACCATGCGTGTGGCCGCTGGCGGCTGGTATATTTGGAATGCCTACGTCTCCGAACGCATTTCTCATCTGGTCCACTCGTGCCACAGTTTC